AAGTCTTGCATTGATGTTGCTATTGAGGCTCAACAGCTTGTACGAAGCTCTAAGGTGCTTACAGTGACCCGTATGACACATGCAGGTGGTTTGTTAACACAAACATTGCCAGCATATAGCTTAGGTGCGGAGTTTAAAGTACAACAATTTAATGCATTTACATTTTTGAAAGATTTCAAAGATTACACACATACGTTCCTTGCTCCAGCTCAAATGACAGCACTTATGAACACAAAAGGATTTGCAGATTGTGATCTTACTGGCAAGCGTATACTAGGTGGAAGCGATCCTGTTAGTTGGGAAATGATTGAAGCATTTGTAAGTAAAGGTGCTATTGTACAACCTAATTGGGGGATGAGCGAAATAGGTCCTATAACAATTAACATGGAATTTGATAGTATGGATAAAGTACAATATGTAAAACAAAAGGCTCCTGATGGTTATACAATTATGGGAGATACGTTTTATTGTGATTGGAAAATAGTCAAACACGAATTATATGTAAAAGGACCAACTAGTATATATGACGAATGGTTTGCTACAGGAGATTTAGTATCTCTTGATATGGGTAGACGTATGTACTATTTAGGAAGGAATTAATATGAGACCATACTTTGAATATGTAGAAGGTATAAACTTTTCGGAAGAAACACGCAAAGCACTAGCAGAAAATATTCTATCTAATGCCGAAGATTATATTCGTAGTTCAAACGATCATGCTAACAAGTACGGAAAATATGATTGGAATTGGTTTTGTCCGAGGGATTTAATTCCTACACAACTTATGGATGAAGTAGGAAAACTTTTTAAAATAGAAGTAGCATATGAAATACTAGGACAAACACCTTACACTGACGGTAAGATACATATTGATCGCAAAGTAGAAGGACTACCTCCTAGAGTAACACTTATTAATTTTCCTATATATCCATTTGATATGAATACATATGGACCAACAAACTTTTTTAAACTTACGTCAGGCAAATATTCTGATTACGATAACGCTGTATTTGAAAAACAATGTAGTGTTGACTACAAACACAATAAGCCTGTAATTTTTAATTTACAAGAATATCATAATGCTGTTAATGACACAAATGATTATAGATTCAATTGCCAGTTTACAACTGGTTTAGAATTTAATGAAATTATTGAATTGTATGATAATAAAGAATTATTTAAACTAAGTTAACCCAAGCACCGTTTTCGTAGCCTTGGAATTTATTATCAGTTGAATTGTAAATAACCATTCCGTTAGCTGGTGTAAGTGCATTACGTTCTGTAGTTGTTATTGATCCAAACTGAACATAACTTTGCGTAGCTATACCTTTATCGGCTTTAACTCTCATTGCTTCACCGTACGTGCTAATTGCGCCATTTCTAGTTCTGATAATAATATCAGCACTAACGTTACTAGTACTAATTGAGTTAATAACACTAGTCATATTTGAGGCAATAAGATTGCCAGCCGCGTCATCTCTTGCTGACCACGCAAAGCCACCTATACCATCGCCTGCTTGAGCAGTGGTTCTGTTTGCAATAGTGCCTCTGGCTTTATAAAAACCAAACTCGTGTGATATAGCACTATCTTGCACGTTTCTTAATTGTAATGTTGATATAGGAAACGATCCAGGTACAGTTGTGTTATAATAAAACACATTTGGGTTTACACTTTTTGTACCAATGTCAATATTGTTGTCAAATGTAGATGCGTTCATAGCGTTAATAGTACCTACAATTTCTCCGCTTACACGATTATTTATAGCATCAATAATTGGTGAACTATCGTCACCAAACACACTACCAGTTACATCACCTGTTACGTTACCATTTACGTTACCAAAGTGTGTGCCTGTTGAATTACCAACTACGTTACCTGTAACCGAACCAACTACATCGCCTGTTAAGTTACCAACTACGTTAGTTGCTGTTACTGAACTGGTTACTACTGGTCCTACAATTCTTCCGTTTATAGCGTCGACTAGGAGCGTTGAATCGTCACCATAAATGTTACCACGTACATCAATTGCGGGGTTGTCTGTTGCGGCCCATTGTGTGCCATTATATACAAGGATTTGATCGTTCTGTGCGGCTAACGCTTGTACGTTACCTAAATCTTCTAAATTCTGTGTTGATACAGATACCGGAGTTCCGCCTGTTGTAGCGCCATCTCCTACAAATACTTCTTTGCTGTCTGTTGTGTAAACAAGTTCACCTTCAGCTGGTACATATCCTGGACTGGATTGTAATGCTGTTTTAGTGCCTCGTTTGATTCGTAAAGTACCCATGTAATGCTCCTAATTCATTGTTACATGTATTTATATCAAAACTACGATATCCTTACTTTTTCTTTTTAGTAGGATTCTTTAAAAATGCTCTAGTTTGCTTTTGAACATCGCGTTTTACTTTTGTTGTATTAAGCCTAAAGTCTACATGCATAATATCATCGCCGTATTCGTTGAATAAATCGGCGATAGTATCGTCTAGATTAGCACCTGTGCTACGTTTAGCATTACAATCTATCTCCCATATTTTACCTTTTTTAAACTCGATACGTATCGAATGAAGATAATTTATAGGTATAGTTTGTATGTCTATATCTTTAAAAACCTCAGGCCAGTGTCTAATTACATCATCAGGTAGTGGCTTTGGCACTAGTCTTCTTCTTTACAGTAGGAACAAGCTCTTCTGCTTGTGCTCTAAGTGCCTTTGCTTCTTTGTACAATCTGTCAGCGTCACTGCGATATTTTGCGGCTAAGTCTGCATCAGTTAATACACCGTCTGTTGGTGCTTGTAAATTAGCGGCTTTTGCTTCAGCAACTACGTTTGGATTTGTTGGCTTTGGCATTTCGCTAACACTACCAGCTTCGGTCATTGTTGTACCTTCTGGAAGTTCATTAGGATCTTTCAAAGCAAGATCTGAAATAGTAACACCTCTTTGATCTGCAATGATTTTGTTAAGTTCATCTAAGCCAATTGTCGTTGCAGTGTTAGGAGTCATTTCAACTTCAGTCATTGGCATCGGTTGCAATTTGCCTGTAGAATGAAATCTTGCTAACATATTAGCACCATCACTCAACTGAGTTCTTGCCATTACTTCAGCAAATTCAAATGCAGTTTGTGCAGAATTGCCTTCTACGGTTTTAATTAACGTGTCATGATCAGCATCACTCAACGTAGCAGTATCAATTACTAAAGAATTCTTAGGTGGATTTTCACCTGGAATTACTCTGTATGCTACTACAACTTTACGTTGATTTTTCTTAAGTCTGCCTACGTGTTTAATTTCGGCCATTACTTGTCTCCTTTAGGTGCTTCCGCTGGAGCAGTTCCTTCATTAGTCTTTTTAGCTTCTTCTTCAGCTTTTTGAACTGTTTGTAGGAAAGCATCTAGTTTGTTAAATGTTTTACCAACTGCTTCCATTTCGTTGGCTTTGAATGCACCTCTTTGTGAGGCAACATCAATAATAGATCTTAGTACTCCAAGATCTTGTACAGTAAGTTCAACTGGTGCAGTTGATACACCTGCTTGTGGTGCTTCGCCTGCTGGTGCCACTTGGGCTTCTGCTGTTTTAGTTTCTTCTGACATATTCTTTACTCCTTGTATGTATTATATATGCACTTAATATTTATTTGTACTTCAAAAGTGGACACGCCAAAACGAAATATGAAAGTTCTTTTGGATCTTCAAATCCGGCTCTAAGTACTGTTTCAATTTTATTTTCTTTGGTTAATCCGATTACCTTCTTTAAAAAGTATCTCTTTTTTAAGTTTGTATCTATCCATTTAGAGATAGCAGTTTCTATATTATAGGTATGTGGTAAATCAATTGTAGCAAGATGTGAAGGCTCATAAGATAACCTTCTTATCTCAAAAAAATCTTGAGCTGAAACTCTTTCTTTAACGATCAACGTGCCTCCTCGTAATGAGCAGTTACACCAAACGGTGCTTTAGTATTCTTATCATGATGGCCATGTATAATAAACACTGTTTCACAATAGTCTTCATCTCCCCAACTACCAAATGGATAACCATCTGTAAACATGATAAACTTCTTAGGTGTTATGTTATGTTCTTTCATATACTCCCAATTAGTCATAAAGTCAGTTCCACCACCGCCTTGTATATCGTAACTAAGTAAGTCCTCACCGCCGTCTGCACTAAAGTCTTGTTCGTTATATACGGCTGTATCAAATGTCCATAACTTAATATTGTAATCTTTATATTCTTCCATAATGCCTTTAATCTCACCTAAGAAATCTTTAGCCTGATGATCACCTATTGAACCACTCATGTCAAGTCCGATAGCAATGTCAATGGTATCCATAAAGTTCATGCCTGGAAGTATTGCACCAGTATGCCAACCTTTACGTGAAGGACGACTAAATGTATAATCGTTTCTAATTGTAGATTGTATTTGCTGACGTAATAGTTCACGCCAGTTCATTTTAGGTTCTGTAAGTTCTTTAATAATACGTTGCACTTCTGCAGGAGTGTTACCAGCACCTGCGGCTTGTGCAGAACTTATCATGTTTTCTTTAATCTCGTCTCTAATTTTTTTAAGTTCTTCTTTAGAGTATGTAGGTCTTCCCTTGCCTTCTTTACCGTCTTTGCCTTTAGTGCCTTTAGATTCGCCTTCAGGTGCTTCTTCCCAATCAACATGTTCGTCTAGTAAGTCACCTAATTGCTTAAGATACTCTTGACCTTTTTCTTCTGCTTGTTTGAACAAGTCATCATATACTGCTTCACTCATCCAACCTTCATATTTGAAGTCTTGGTAACACTGAACAAGTTTAACCATCTCACCAATACGATCACGTACTAGTGTATTGTTTACGATGTAATCACAAGCGATGTTGTGTAGTATTGGAATACGATCTTCTCTACGTGTAATGTGATCAAAAACACAATGTAAAATCTCGTGTGCGATTACAAATTCTATTTCCTTATTGCTCATGGCATTAAAGAATTGTGTATTATAATATAAATGTCTGCCGTCTGTAGCGGCAGTAGGACACCAGTCATCACAGTTTTTAACAATAAGCCTAGTAGCCATATTGCCAAAGAATGGGTGTCTAAGTAGCAAACCAACACGAGCAACAATAATTCTATCAGCTACATCTACTCTCATAGCTTCTAGTTCTTCTGGTGTAATGTCTGGATTTGGTTGAAAACCTTTTGTATCTATGCCCATATTGTGTACTCCTTGTGTGCCATTTTATACTTACAGTATACAGTATTTAATGCTATTTGTCAACAGTTTTGGTAAAATATTGGGCAAGGTCTTATGCATGCCTTGCCCAATATTACCGTGCCTATTAGGCACTCTGTGCGGCTTGGATATACTTACCAAAACGCTCATGGAACTCATCAAAACACTCTACTTCATCTGGGTCGATTGGAAGTGAGTATTGTGTTAGAGCTAGTTTGATACCCATGACAACTAATTCAGTATCAAAATTATCCATTGCAAAACGTAGGAAGTTATTTACTTTAGTGTCAAACTTCTTATCGTTTTTATCGCAGGCGTCTTTAAGTTCATAGCAAAGTGAAACAGTCAAGGAATACATGGCACTGATTTCTTTAGTTTCACAATCCTTAACCTTACCTTCAAGTATGTCAGTAGGGTCAGGAAGTTTTGAAGCAACCTTACGATGCGCCATAAACTTAACGGCAAGTCCTTCGCCGACAGAACCACTTACCAAATCGGTAGTGGTGTTCTCATCATCATCGTCTTCGATAAGTTCGGAAACAAATGACCAAGAACGAGGTGTAGCAAATGAACGACTTGGGCTTTTTGGATCAAAGTCATACAAGTCCTTCTTGCTAAAAGTCAAGTAACCAACAACATCTTGGTGTATGTCGTTGTCTACTGCCCACTGGAACCAGTCATCAAAATCAACTGCTAGTTCTAAGTGAACAAATCTATTTGCCAACGGAGCAGGCATTCTATAAGTAACACCTTTGTCAGCATCTCTATTACCAGCCGCAACAATCAAAACATTGTCTGGTAATTTATATTGCCCAATACGTCTGTTAAGAATAAGTTGATAAGCCGCCGCTTGTACAGCCGGAGCCGCAGAATTCATTTCGTCTAAGAACAAAACGATATAATCAAATTGTTTAGCAAACTCTTCCGTAGGAAGTTCTTGCGGTGGTGCCCAAGCCATTACATTATCGTTTGCTGAATAGTATGGAATACCTTTAATATCTGTAGGTTCCCAAAGCGATAAACGAATGTCAATTAAGTGCGATTTTTTTAGTGATTCAGTAATTTGTCCAATAATGTCAGACTTTCCAATACCTGGAGGTCCCCACATAAAGACAGGACGTTTCTTCTTAAAGGCTCGCATAATGCTCTTTTTTGCGCCATTAGGTGAAACAGTACGTAGTGTAGTATTTTCCATATTATATTCCTCTTGTGTTGTTTTCAGTGCCATACTTTATTTCTAAGTATGTATATATAATACACTCGTTATACTCTAAAGTCAACCACTTTTGGACGTTTTTTACAAATTATTTTTTTCGTACCATTTAATAGAACCTATGCGACAGACGCCTAAAATGTACGATTTTCACGTCTAAATGGCTCTTAAACTGCGTTTAACGTTTTTCTGGGGTGTTTGTATGTATTAGACTATAAGACCGTTATAAGAGCATTTAATGACGGTTTATTCGTGCCGTTTCATAGCTTTTGTAAGTCCGTACTTACGGAGATCGCCGCTAAAAAGGTGTAATTCCATGCTCTTTTTCTCGTCTGTAACCCATATGCTATAGCTGGTTAGATAGTAAGGACATGTAATAAATTGGTCTAAAAATATGTAAGTTTGAGTTGTAAATTTAAAATCTCTAGGAAATGGTATTTCATACATTTGAATGTCTAGATTTTCCTGTAAGAAATCAAAGCCATCTTCTGTAAGTCTTAATCCACCTTCTGATTTGCCTCGTGTATTTTGCCACCAGTCAGACATGTACTGTTTAACGTTCGCATCACTTATGGCAATGTCAGATTGTTTTAAGAAAACCTTAGTGTATGTTTCTTTCCAGTTCATTCATCTGTAACCAGTTCACCTGATGTAAGTTTATACACGGCGAAGTCTTCACTTCTGAAAAGATCATTAAGTTTCTTTGCTAGATTGTGTGCATGTCCTGGATTAGAAAAAGATACCTTCTTATACTTAGGACCGGGATAATTCGTAATTGCATTTGATGTTTTTAGATTGAATGGAGCGCCTTTATAGAATACTGCCCATATGGCTTCTGCTTGCAAAACTTGCTCACACTTGTAAGATGCTTTGTCTACATTCTCTAATATAATCGTCGGTTTTGGTCTACTCATGTGCGTAATCCTTTTAATTAACTACGCATATATTTATCTTTTTTTATGAGAAAACTACTAGTATTAAACTTGTTTTGCAGTTAATGCACCAATTAACTGTTTAAGTTGACTTTCGTCTACACAAAATACACTTTGTATTTTTTTAGGATATTTGTATTCTTGTAATAATTTTTCTACTAGTATTGGGTAGTACTGAGGATCAGTAATACTTGCTTCACAATAGTCTTGTGATTCGTATGTCGGGTCTGTAAATATATAAACACTTCTATCCGCAGTAGCAGGTTCGCCCGGATCAAGCATGAATAAAACTACGATAAACCATTTCATTTCCAGTCACCACCGCCGTCCATAGTAACTGTAACTGTTTCATTGTCAGCACTAGATTTATTATCAATAATAAGTTTTTCTAGTCTGCCTTGATGATTTGCCATTACAGTTCCTAAGGCGTACACAAGAGCTTTTGCTTGTGCTAGTGGAATTCTGATTTCTTTTTGGTTAGTAGTTTCAGCAGTCTTTACAACTTGTATAAACTGTTGAATTGGTATAGTATTAATTGGCTCGTTTGTTTGCATTTGATAGTTCCTGTCTCATTGTAAATTCAGTTTTGAAAGGACCTTTGTAATCATACTTTTCAAGTGTTACAAGTTTAGGACAAAAACTTCTTACCCAACCTTTGTCAAAATGAATAATATAGTAACCTGCCGCATACAAACTCTTAGACTTTTTACTTTTAGTAAAAAGTGGTAACTTCTTTTGTACATTATACATTACATTGTAAGGTGTACTAGACGTCGAAAAACCGTGTATTTCTTTAGCAGTACTGCTACCATCTGATATAGTTGCTTTGTCGTAACTAATACCACCAATAAAACTATTAAATGATTTAATATCAGTAAAGTAATCTGTTCCTGATGAACAACTATACATGTATCTTTTGTCTTCTTGTTTCGATAGTGTACCAATACGTTCACCATCTTTTTCTACAATCCAAAATTTATTTTTTAGGATTGGCTTTGCCTTAATTGTCATTTTTACCTCCATTATGCATACCTCGCATTTAGCGGGTCAGCATAAAGTTGAATGTTATCTGCAATACGTTGCATATCATGTTTTGCACAAAACTTCATAAGACGCATACCTACTTGTGTAACTTGCTTAGGAGTCATAGCTTCTTCTACTACATCATTAATTATACTTCTAATGTTACCAGGTTGTGCAGTCAAATCACAAAGTACTACATTTCGTTGATAGTCGTCTAGTACACGATGCTCTACACCTTCATGATCAGTCCAGCGTTGTAGCATCATGTTGTTCCAATTAAAGCCTTTGTTATCTTTATCTTCAAATGCTTCAACTAGTCCGACTTTGTTTTTAGTGCCTTTTGTTCTTACACCAGGATAAGCACTAAACACATTATCACTTGTGTCACCTCGCATGCACTTCTCAAACAACATAAACTGTGGATTCGGTGCAGGCTTAGGTTCTCCTGTCTTTTTGTCAAGTACGGGTTGCTTTTTCTTATCGTCAAAGTAACCTTCGTGTGTAATAATTGTATTGCTAACACCATTGTATTGTTTTACATTAGGGCCAATAAGTTGTGCAAAGTCACCATCAGTGCTAATAATAACATGATTATCATTAGGATGTGCTTGTATCCAACCTGCAATAAGATCATCTGCTTCTAGTTCAGGATGTTGTAATACAGAACAGTTTGTCTTTGTAGTTACAAAGTCTTTCCACTCATCAAACATTTCCCAGAACACAGTGTCTTCATCTTGTTGTGCTTGTGTCTGTGCGGCACGAGCATCACTTCTATTTCTTTTGTAAGGCTCATAAAAGTCTTTACGCCAACTGCGTCCTTCTAAGCAGAATACAACATGAGCACCATCAAAGTCAGTCCATGCCTTTTTAATACTACTAAGTGTAATATGAAAAGCCATACCTACTTTTGTGTCTAAATCACCTCGTACAACATGTCTTGCACGAAAGAATGTATTTGCAGTGTCTACTAGAATATATGTCATTAGTTTGCCTTTTTATAATTTATAGTAGTATTATAGCACCTGATCTGGCTTGTGTCAAGCATTATTTGACTTCAGCTTTACCATTATCGTCTGCTTTACTAGTATTGATATACCCCATACTTCGATCAGTGTTTTCACCTTCTTCTTCCAACATCTGTGTAGCAATAGTTCTAAACCAAGCATCAACAATATCTTCAGGCTTTTCACCTGAGTATCCTGCATCCATAAGTTGCTCAATAAATTCATTATTCCAATCGAGCTCAAAGAAACCGTTCTTAATGTTATCTGGATTCACTTGTGTATCTAGTACTGCTACCCAAGGTTTCTTATCTTTGGTTGCTTGTGCTTTTTCTTTTTCAAGAATAGCTCTGCGTTCTTCTTCTGAAGTAAGTTTTTTAACTTCTTCAGCTTTCATACCCAACGCTTTTTTCATTTTATCTAACATATATTACCATCCTGCCTTTCTTATTTTATCTTCGTTAATAGGTGCTTTCATAGCTTTTTCATGTTGCTTATTTTTGTATTTTTCATCAAGTGCCCCACGCATTTCCGAAGAGAGATATGTGGAGTCTTGGGGTAAATCTCCATCCTTCTGCCATACACGCTTCGGCGACATCTTTAACATTGAGAACATATTCTTCACTGCGTCCACCCAACGGCATAAGATATACCGGACATTCCACCCCGGCACCTCTGTAAGCGTCCACAGCCTTTTTAACTTCATCAAAGTCACTTTGAGTAGCGACAACAAACTTAAGATACATGTCGCTATCAGTAACAGACTGATACTCACTAGCCACATTAGGTTTAATAGCAGTTTCCCAAGGTTCTCCGCTAACACTAAGTTTTGGGGAACAAGACCAAGTGACTTGGATTCTGTCCTGATCGTTGAGATAGTTAAAGAGATCTTCGTGTAAATGTTGTGTAGTATTTGTTTCAAAAGTAATATTCCTCAAGTCTTTCATACGTGGATGTTCAAATAACTCTACATACAGTCGTTGCCACGCCAACAACGGTTCGCCACCTGTCATGATCAAATGTACATCTTGACCATTATCTTGTACCCATTTACCATTAGGTGTAAGAGATAGTAAATGTTCAACTACTTCGTCAACAGTTGCCTGCTTATTAAACTTTTTAAACTCAGGATAGATACTTGCATATGTATCGCAACCTGTGTGTATAATAGGCAAGTCATTAAACTCTTTTGTAGTTTCATGCACGCCAGCGTCAAGTAATCCTTGAACTTCAGCATTATGAATAATGCCTGCTTTTTGTTTCTCGTCACGCATTGGTTCATTTTGTAAACCAAAATTCATGCAACGAAAGTTACAACCGAATGTACGTAGGAACACACTAGGTACTCCTACAAACTTGCCTTCGCCTTGTACTGAATAAAATGCTTCTGAATATCTTAATTTCATATTAGGCTCCACATGCAAACTGTTGTTGCAATTTAATATTGTCCATAAACTCTTTCTTAGTACCAGCATCTTCGTTAAATGCACCACGTAGCACAGTTGTCTGTGTTAAACTGCTATGTGCTTTAATACCTCTATTCTCACAACAACCATGTGTTGCTTGAATGTAAACACCAACATTTTTAGTACCTGTTGCTTTTTGAATCTCGTCAGCAATAACATTATTAAGTTCTTCTTGTAGTGTACCTCGTCTAGCACACCATTGTGCAATACGTGTATACTTGCTAAGACCAATAAGTTTATCTGCGGCAATAATACCAATGTATGCTACACCAACAACTGGTTGATGATGATGTGAACAAACACTTCTTAGTTCACTACGTACAACTAACATGCCTTCGTAACCATTTTCAATATGATTAGGAAATGCTGTTGCGTTAGGCATAGGATCATAACGTCCTTGCATTAATTCATTAATATACATTTTAGCAAGACGTCTACCAGTGTCCATACTGTTAGGATCAGTTGCTCTGTCAATAATTAAACTGTCTAGTACTGCTTCGAACTTAGGTGTAAGCTCGTCAATCAATTCTTGCTTGTCGCCTTCTTGTAACACATGACTAATATTGTCACCTGCCCAATATCTAATGCCTTCGTCTTCTAAACGGGCTTTTATTTGTTCACTTTTACTCATTTATTTCTCCGATGTTAAGGCAGTGGATTGCCTGTAATAGTTTATATTATACAATATATTTAGGTCTGTGTCAACCTTTTTTAACATAATTTAGGTAGTCTTTGGCAATTAATTCATGTATATGCTTAGTATAATGCTCGCCGTCGACTCTGTATTCGTCCGTTTCTATGTTAATAGCTTTTGCTAATTGCAAATAACCTTCTGCAGACGATGGTGCTTTTGTACCTGCTTGCCAATCTCCGTAAAGTTCAACATTGTCAGGAACAAATACTCTATTGTTAATCGTCCATTGATACCATTTAATATCTCGTCTAGCACACATAGTATCAATTGCTAATAAGTCTAAGCAATAGTCTTTATATTGCAAAGGTGTTACTAGCTCGTGCCAAAGTTTTGTGTAGATATACTTTTCATGAAAGGGTTTAAAGTCTGCTTTTACTTTCATATCGTCAAAAAAGAAACCTTTAAATTCTTCGTAGTTTTCTTGTCGAACCTGATCAATCATTTCAATGTAGTTTTCAGTTACACGATGATCTGTATATCTTTTAATCTTTTCGTCTTTTGGTTGATCGTCATCTAAGAACAAATCTACATTTGTATTTTCACCAACATCTAAGTTACGTGAGCATGCAAGTAAAAATCTATTCCAGTATGTTGACTGCACAAATACTTCGTCAATATCGTCATAACGATCAAGCATTGATTTAATCCAGGCAGGATACTTTCTATTACATCCGCCTGGCTGACTGTAAATTACAACCTCTTTGTTATTTTCTTCGGCATAGATCTCAGCATAGTTATTATCTTGCCATGCTGAGATTGTATCACCAACTTCGGAATATCCGTGTGCGTGACTGTCGCCGATGAATAGTGTTCTAGTCATTAAAATATTTGTTCAACATTTCAAGACGATCGTCCGCAGTAGCCATAGCATCCAGTTCTTTTTGAATAGTTTCAATAATATCTGAATGTTCGCCAATGCCAACAACCTTTTCCATGTACACATTAATATTAGTTTTGTGTAACAGGACTTCTGCTTCGGCATGTTTTCTTGCCGCTTCAATCATTTGCTGTTTCAACATAAGTTCCTTTCTTGTAGTTTCCTTTATCAGGTATTACGTGTCTTACGCCGCCGCGTGGATCATCCATGTCGCCATTGCGTCTAGGAATTAAGTGAACGTGTGGAAAAGGTACAGTTTGACCTGCGGCTTCTCCTACGTTCTGTCCAATGTTAAACGCATCACAATATCCACGTTCAACCCAATCGTAGCCCCATTTGTATGCGGCTTCGAAACACTTAGTAAGGCCCTGCCAGTTTTCTTCTTTAGGAACAAAAAGTATATGTCCTTCAGTAACTGGATACCCATCTTTATATACTGTAAACTCTTTTGAGTCAATTAAAACATCTGTCCAAGGTTTAGAATCCATAATTAAATGCCACCATAATTCTTTCTTTGTCTACCATTTGTTGTTCAACTTTGTGATGCAAATGACTTGGAAAGATAATTAGACTACCTGTCATTGCGGCACAAGTTACATTAGGAGAGTTTGCTTCATTAAGTTCTGAAACATTTACTCTCGGCCAGTTTGACTTCATGTTAGGATTAACAAGTGTTAGTCCTGGATGATCTTGATCTGCTTGTATGTAATATACTCCACTCCATGTATCTGGAAGATGATTGTGTTCTTCGTGGTATGTGTATTTACGATTAATACTAAACCAACTACTCTTAAGTGAAGGTGTGTGTTGTAGTTTAGTTTCTTTGTGACATTCTTGGACACATGCATCAATAAAGTTTTTTAAATCTTCAAACAACGGATTTTCTAAAATATTTTCATTACCGTATGATGTATATCCGTTAGCAGTATATCTTATAGGAGATGTATCTGTTTTTTCTTTTGCTAAGAGTTCTGTAACTACAGATTTTTGTAGCTCTTGAGCTTTGTCGTATACAGCTCTAAATACTTGTGTAGGAAAAATAAACTGCTTTTCGATCATTAATATTCTCCTACGTTTTCCCAAGGATAAACTAACCAAACATCTTCTTCTGCTTTGTTTACTTCATGGCACGTATAACTTACTTGACTAAAGTCACTCGCTAAGTTTTCTGTTAGTGTAGCGAAACGAACATTGTTACCAAATACATTATCCCATTTAGGATCATCAGGTAAGCAACCTGCTTTCCAGTCTTGTGTAATCCAATTAAACGTAGCACCAGTATCATTAATATCATCTACAATAAGAATATTTTTATGATGCGGACCAGCAGTTGGTCCT